ACCTTGTGGTGGTCGTATAACAACACCTAATAAACCTGTATCTTCGTATATCTTATCTAGTTTTATATTTAAATATTCATAGTATTCTTCTGAAGCACCTGGAGAACCTGCACCTTTTAAACCTGCTGCAATATCTAGTCCTGCGTAAATATCTTCATTTCTTTTTTTATCTTCGTCACTCTGTGCTGTTTTCCAATCTGATACTCCATATAATTGTGATACTGCATTGTTTAATGCTTTGTTAAAAGTATTAAGTGGTGTACGTGATGTTCTTCTTCTATTTACTTCTCCATAAGGTTCTTGAAATGATATGAGATCATTAGACATATTTGCACCTACAGTGTCATACACATTAAGTTCTGTGTAGACTTTTGCTATAAATACTTGATCTGGTATTTCTTGACTAACTAAATCTTGTAATATTTTTGTTATTTCTTCATCTGGTGCAAAACCTCTAAGTGCAATAATGCTATCTACAAAACCTTGCTTAAAATCTTTGTCCATTAAATATCCTCTGTATCAGGTAACTGTGGTAAGTATACACCGTATTCTTTAAGTGTATCATAATCGTATTGCAAATCCTCTAAGAAATCTGTACGTTCTTGGAATAATGGAAGCAATACACGTTCAGCTACAACCTGGAAATCTGGATTACTATTTATCAATGTACCTATAAGATCACGTAATTGTTGTCTTTCTTTTAATAATGTACGTGATGTACGCCAACCATTCTTAGATAATCCTGCTCTAAGTGATCGCTTTTCTAATGTATTAATTAAACTAAACACTACAAGCAAGTCTTTACCTACTGGTGTACCAGATAATTTAGAACTGTTTTTCCAATCTTTAAGTTCTTCATACTGCATTTCTAATGTAGATGTTTGTGGTAATCCTGGTACTGTAGCGTCAAATCCAGGAAATTTTTGTTTAGCTATATCTCTATGAAATGCTAACTCTCTGTTACGTACTAAGTTTTGATAAGGATCTGTTATATCGTATGTTTGTAATGTAGATACACGCTTTTCTTCCATATAAAACTGACCTAGTCTTTGGTTACGTTTAGCTAACCATTCTTCTGGTTTAAGTGGTTCTCTTTGTTCATTAGCAATAGTTCTTACGTATGCTTCATAATCAAAAGGACCACCACCGCCTTGTGGTATTGCATATTGTGCAGTAAATGAATATTCTTCAAATATCTCTGGATTTTCTTTTTGAAACTTAACACCACGTTCATCTACTGGTCTAGGTTCTACTACAACTGTTTTAGGTGTAGCAATGTCAATAGGATTAAATCCAAACTCATCTATAAAATATTTAGTAGCAGAATAGTTATCGCCAGGTGCATATAAAAATCTACCTGTAATTGGATCTTTAGGTGGTGTCTCTAATAACTCTCTATACCTATCTGACAATATTTGCATAGAATAAATATGACCTGCATTCTTTTCATTACCAATGTCAAAACGTGGATTAAGTCCTACTGGACCAACAAACTGTGATATAGCTTTTATAAGTGTTAAACCTTTTGCAATAGATCGTGCTTCTTTCATTAACTCATCTTGTTGTCCTGCGGTTCTGTCATCTCTACCATCAGCTTTAAGTATTCTGTAAACATCAATAGTTGTGTTAGAAGCAATACGTGTTATTTCGTTTTGACCTACATCTTCGTTATATGCGTACAATGCCTGGTATGTATTACGTAACCATGCAGGTACACCTGCTGCAGCAATAAGATCTCCTGCAGATCGTACATCTGGCAAACCATACGGAAACAAAACTTTTTTAGCTTCGTCAAAGTTTGGACTTGCGTTTACAAAAAAGCTAGCAGGTATAGCAACTGCAGGTCCAATACCTGGTACTACTTCTAATGCTAGGTTAAGTGATCCTGCATAACCAGGTAATCTAACACCAACATTCCTATCTTCACCAAATAATCCATCAGATACAAGATCATCTATAAGCGGATAGTAAAATACTTCTTCACCAGTAACTTCATCTTCTCCTAAAAATCCTTCACCTTCTACTGGACTAAATGGATTACTAGCACGTGCAGCGTTAACTGTCACTTGACCTCTACGTAATATCTCTGGGTTTTCTTTTAATAGCTTTGCCCATGTAGTCATAATCTCTATATATGCTTCGCCGAATGGAAATATACCACGTAAGTTATATGCTAGTTTTTTACGTTTAGTTAAGTCATACAATAGTTCTTGAACTTCTGTTAAAGCTCTAGCTTTTGCTATTCTATCAATTAAATCAACGTCACCAGATTTATCTGTAAATCCTAGTAACTCTGCTTTTTCTTTCATGTTGTTGTTAAACACTTCTTGTACATCATCTATCTCTGATTCTATGTCAAATATGTCTTCTGCTAAATCATCTACACGTTTTTTTACATTTGCAGGTACTATGTCATCTTCGTATGTAACTCCTGATCCGTATGTACCAGTTATATCAAGTTCTAGTTTCATAAGTTCTTCTTGTTTGTCTGTTAACTTTTCTTCTAGTCTTGATCGTTTTTTATTTAGTGCTGTAGATAAATTCTCAAACTCTTCATCAAGATCTTCAAATCCTAAACCTAATGCTGTATCTTTTTCATTAAGTTCTTTAACTTTACGTTGAAACATATCTATGTTTATCTCTGTATCTGCTTTACGTAGTTTTTGTGCAGGCAATCCTATGTCAGCTCTAAATGTAGCTAACATGTTTTCTCCAGGTAAACTTGCATTTAATGCACCTGCAACTTTTATTTCTTTGCCATCAATTGTATATGTACCACCTTCTAACATAACTTGTCTCATTTTGCCTGACATGTATGGAAGAAGATCGTATATAGTTCTCCAGTATGCTTGTCTAAATACTGGTGATCTTGACGCGTTATCTGTTCTTTGTCCCATTAATGCGTCAAATGCTTTGTTTGTATAAAACTCTAATTTACCAACATTGTCTATATAATCTGTTTTACCAACAGCAACTACGTTAGGAAGATCGTTAATGTATTCATCAGACATTAGTGTTTTCTTTACAGATTTATATAATGTTTGATCACCATTTTTTATACTGTCAAAAAAATCATCTAATGTTTCATCAACATATTGTTTACCGTCTAATCTGTTTAATCTGTTACGCAACAACATTTCAAGTATGTTGTTATTTGCTGTTTTTTCTACTGACAATGGGAATGGTGTTTTAGCAAAATCTAATTCATCAATGTTTATTTTTTTACTTAAATCATCTAATACATCTAAATTTTGATCAAAAGCACCACCTGCTAACTGATTTACTCTAGCTGTAATAGATTCAGCATAAGCATATCTACCACCTGCAGTATTCATTCTTGCTCTATAAGTTGGTCCGCCTTTACTATATGCTTCTATAATTTCTGTAGCACGTGAACTAGATCCTTCAATAAACTCTTTTAATCTAGCGTCTCTTTGTTTTTTAGTTAAGGCACCTCTGTATAAAAAGTTAAATAATCTGTCATAGTGTAAATGTGCTATTTCACGTACAATACCATCATCAAAATATTTTTGTATAAGTCTAGGTTGTGTCTCTTGGTTACGTAATGCGTCTTCTTTTGTAACAACGTCCATAGGGTGTACACCAGGTTTTTTACGTCTCCTACCTGCTTTGTATGCACCACCAAATAAATAGTCAAAGTTGCTAGATCCATATCTACGTGAACTAGCTTGCTGCCACTCTAATGCTTCATCTAGTGGATTACCTAACAAATCTGCAAACTTTACATTTTTGCTAGTCCATCTTGCAGCTTCTGTCTTGTTAGGTTTTTTAAGTAATCCCAGTGACAATACTGACAATGGTCGTGAAAATATATTGTCATAACCACGTGTGTACATACGTAGCTGCTCTTCTCCTACAACACGAAGTAACCAGGCACCACGTAACAATACAAATGGTTTCCAAAAATCTGAATAATAACTATCTATAATTTTAGACATTGTACCTGCACGTATATTGGCAGGTAACTTACTAAACATATCTATTCCTGCTTCTGACGCTTTAGCTCTTATTAGTGACATAGAATTCATAGCTTTTGCTAATTGTCCAGGATCAGGTAAAGGTATTGTTCTGTTAATAAACTCTGTAAGTAAGTGTGGATCTGGATTTACAAATGCTTTGTTATCTACAATTGTTTGACTAATCTTTGCACCTGGATTAGCAACATTGTTACCTGTAACTGCGTCAATAAAATATGCGCGTAGCTCTGGTAGATAATCTTCAAAGATTCTACTAAATGTAAATGCGTCTTCTTTATTTACACCATACTTTTCTACTAAATCATCAGTAGCGTATGTAACCATATCTTTTACAACATTAAATAATCCTGTCTGATCACCATCTTCAAGTCTTACTGCTCTGTTAATTATCTGATCTTTAGCAACAGGATCTACAGTAGTTTGATCTAGCCAACCTTTAATGTTTGTTACTGCGTCATCTAATTGATTACTATCTACGTATCTGTATGGAAACTCACCTGCGTATGTAGCTAATATTCTTGCTGATCTATTAGGACTATCCATAAGTTTTGTCTTAATAACTTTTTTAGCACCAAATAATTTACCTGTACCTTTAGGTACTCCTCCTAGTAATTCTTCTGTAGCACCACCTAAAAATCTACCTATAGCACCTACTGTTGGTGCTTGACCTGTACCAAAAGGACCAAAAGGATCTTCTAAAAATTCTGTAATAAGATTAGACATAAGTTCACGTTTTTCATCTGCAGATTTTGTAAAGTCTTGTGATATATCCATAAATGCTGCAATAGCTTCTCTGTCTGTTATGCCAGTAAGTTCTATAAATTTATTAGGACTATCTAATTCTGACATATAATCTATAAGTTTTTTACCGCCAGGATCTTTAGATAAATAATTAGAAATAGATCTACCAGACATAAACGGTAGTCCCCAACCTTTATTAACTGCACCTATGTATTCTTTTTGTGCTTTAGTTAACTTGTCAGGTTCTATCTTCTGTAATTCTTTTACAAGATAATCTGGTACTTTTAATGCTTTTCTACTTTTAGCAAAGGCACCTAATCCTAATGTCATATAGTTTGCAGGATCTAAAAACAATGCTTTACCTGCGTCTAATACACCAGATATAACATTAAATGGTCTACTGTTTGGTTCTGCAACTTGTAATGCAATAGTTCTACCTAATGATATAGGTGCAGTACCGTATTGACTTGTAATAGTAAAGTTCTCATTACCTTCTTGCATACTTCTGTCTATGTCAGTTATTGGTGTACCTAAGTAATTTTGTATAACTTGTTGCGCTCTACCTTGATCAAAACCAGAACGTATCATGTACTGGTACTCATCATAAAATTTAGATTGTGGATTCTCTGGATCAAATACTTCTGACACTGGCAAAAATCCTTCGCCTAAATTTACTTTTGAACCTTTATTAAGTTCTCCTATAAGTTGTTTAATTGTTGACTTACCTGATTGTTTGTATGCTTCTTTAAATGTTAAATTTTCTGCATTGTCTCCAAACTTAGAAGCAATAAAAGAGTTAATAGGTCTATCTACTGTTGTTCTATATAAATCTTCTAAACCTAAAAATCCTAAACGTACACCTGCTTGCAACGGATCAAATACTTTATCTAATATTGTTTTGCTGTTTGATTGTGCAATCATCTTAGATATATCTTCTAATACTGTTGCTTCTGGTTTAACTTGTAATGTTGTTAATGCAGTAATAACATCTGGTGAAAAGTTAGGATATGCTTGTGAAATAGAACTTGCACGCATAGCGTCTTCTTTAGTTATAGATTGTTTAGCACGTTTATATGTTGCTTGTCTACGTTGTAGTTCTTGATAAAACTCTTGCTCTTGTGCAGGATTATCTCTATGAAATTCTGCCATTAGATATTACGCTGCGTTCTACCTATCTGCCTATCAGAAGCAAATTTTAGTAAACCTAAAAGCTCTGCAGTAGGATTAACTTCTGCCATTGCACGTATTAACATTACGTCATCTGGTTCTAAAAATTGATCCTCCATTGGTGGACGTGAGTACGCATTTAAATCATCTTCTCCTGGTGCAAATACATCTGCAATACCAGGTGATACTCCACCTAATTGTTGTGGCTGCGGTTGTGGTGCAGCAAATGTAGTTTGTGGTTGTTCTATGTTTCCTTGTCTAACTTGTTCTACAAGTGCAGCTTCTTCACCTGCTGACTCATTAACCATACCTCTTACATCATCTATTGTTGGTGCGGCACCGTCAGTTCTTCTAGCTAATCTACCTGGACCGCTTACTGCAGCAGGTCTCTTAACTCCACCTCTTCTACCACGACTTCTACTACTGCCATTCGCCATTAAAGTCCTCCTGTTGTCCAAAAAATATAATTAAGCCATTTGGTATGTATTGTACAACCATTCCTTGTGGCATGTCAGATATTATTGGTTCATCTGCGTATATTTCATCTTCGTAATCAGCAATTGCTTCTTCTGTTTTTTGCCATACATCAACTAAACAGTTGTTGACAATATCGCTAAATTCATAATCTAATGGTCTAGGCACCTTGCACACCTCCTAAGAGTAATGATCTTATATCTGGTGCAGGACCTTGTGGTACTGGTTGTCCACCGCCCATCATTTGATCGAGTAACGCAGCTTCACCTTCTGGTACTTCTGGTTCTTCTGCTGTATAAAATTTATCTAGTATTGATTGCATAGAGTTAGGATTTTTATAAATCTGTACTAACGCCATTGTTGCTTTAGGATCACCTTGACTTGCTTGTACCTTTAATGTTTCAAACAAAGTACGTTCTGCTTCGTCTTTTAATATTCTGTCGTTAATCTTTTGTACATTATCAAGTCCGTCCATGTTTTCTTGTAATGTCTCTTTGTCAATTATTCCTGCTTGCAATAACTGTAAACCAGAGACAATCTTTGTTGGCTCATCAAATCCTGCCATAACTCCATACACACGTCTAGTCTTGTACATACCTTGTATGTCTGTGCTAGGTGTATATTGTTCTGCATACGCTGTGCCTTTAAGATAACCTGCTAATGGTTTTTTCTTGTTACCATTTAATACTTCGTCCATCTCTAAACGTTTATAATCTAGTTCTTCTATTGCTGTTTTAAGTGCTAACTGATATTCTTTTACGTTTAGATCAACGGACGATAGTAACTCTTGTAATCCCCTACCTGTAACAAATGAGTTAGGAGATATAGCGTCATCACTAACTGGATAGCTTGATCCAACACGAAGTTGTCGTTCTATCCTGTCTATCTGTTGAAACAACTGATATGGAACATTGTTTGGTGGTTTAGCGACTTGTGAACCTGGTGTTAAATAGTTGACTGCAAATCTACCGCGTTTGTAGTTCCCACTCTCTAATTCACCAATAATATTCGTTTCTGTGAATACGCTGTCTTCCATAGCAATTATGGACAAGACGTTAATCTTTGCCATAGCTGCCATCAAACCTAGTACATGGTCATACTGACCAGATAATCTATCAAAACTAAATCTTTTAGATATAACAAAACGTGGACCTGATTTAAGAGGATTAGGTGTAAAGTCTAGTATTTGTTTTTGTTCTGGTAAAAATACGTATGTACCATCTTCATCATAAAACTCTACAAGTTCTGTACCGTCAGCTAAATGATTATCCCAACTTCTTTGAAATCCGTCATGGTATTTAAACTTACTATAACCTGATGGGAACTGACTTGACTCATCAACCATAACTTGTGCTTGTGGGTACATCTGTTTAATAACAGCGTTAGGTACAAGTCTTATAAGTGCTAATTCTTTTGGATCTTGATCTGGTCCGTAATATCCTGGATAACAATCATAAGGATCACGTAGTTCTGCGTGTGGGTACATAATGCCATCTGGTGACATCTTTTGTCTTATGATCCATACACAAAAACCATAACCAGGCAACCATCTAGCTGCTTGTGGTAACTGCATATCCATTTTAGAATTGCTATCTAAGTTAGTAACTATACGTTCTAACTTCTCTGCTTTGTTTTTAGCACGTTCGCTATCTGCGTAAGCGTCTACCTTTATGTCTGGCATACGTCCTAATTTTTGTGCTAAGTGTTCTAAACCTGAATTTATAAGATTAGGTATTGGTAAATCAATGTCGTAATTCTTTGCGCTCTCACCTAACAGTGCAGCAATACCATTGCTACCACCGTTCATAATGGATCTGACTCTATCACGATATTCATAGTGTCCACTATGTTCGTGCATTCCTTTTAGGTCGTCAGTCTTAATTAATAATTCGTCTGGGGTATACACCATTACCAAAAAACCTCGTTGTATTCACTTTGCTTATAATAGCTATATGAAGGAGTATAGTCGCTTTCTGCTTCAGCTAACATCATTTTTACATTGGTACGTATACGTTTCATTGGAAACCAACTTGCCATAACTAAGTCAGTTTTAGTTTTTACATTACGTGAATTACTTGCACCTGCTTGTGAAAAGTAAATTAACTGTTGTCTAAATATATTGACAAGTCTTTGTGTCTTAGAATCTGCATACGGTATGTTTATCTTTTCTTGTTCATACATACCTACCATACTGGTTACACCAAATGTAGGATCCCATTTATTTTTATAAGTCTGGTGTCCTTCTATACGTACACCATGATTAGCAGCCCATAACTTTATATCTCTATCTTGACCAATAGCACGTTGAAATCCATTTTCTTCTATGATCCAGTGACTTAACCAATACTTGTCATACCATTCCTTCATTAAGTTATGTGCTTTTTGTATACCACCACCTTGATCGTTCTTCATATCTACAAGCCATACTTGTTGTGTTTTTACGTTATATGCCCAAAGAACTGCTGCCTGATAACCTGTACTAGCAGGATCGAGTCCTGCAATAAGACTTGTGCCTGGTGGTATGTCTCCTAGCTTCCTTGATTTATCTAAACACTTATCAATCATCTCTGCTGTAAATAACTCCATACCTTGTGGTATAGCTTTGTTTAGATAGACCATCTCAAATATATTTCTACCACCTGTAGTCTCTGCTGCAGCTAACTGTTCCATTAACCATTTATGTGTACGTTTATTTGACCATAACATGTGTTTTGTATGATCTATAGATTCGTCTTCTAGCGGTACTTCTAAATCATGCGCACGATCAACAATAGTTTCCCATGCTTTGTTTTCTAAGAGATGATGGTAAAGATCGTCTGGGTGTTGTCTTGATCCAATAACGACCATTCCTGTATGTTCCTCTTTTCTTGACTGTAATGTTGTGGTCCACCAGTTCCTGGTGTTTTCTCTAGCACTTGGCTGCACAGTACTTCCATGATCTTCGATATCGTCTGCGATAATAAGGTCTGCGTCTCTGGAAAGGATCTTACCTCCTTTTCCAATTGCGACAAGAGTTGGCGACTTAATACCAGAGACTGTTCTAGTTGCAACAGTAAATTGACTGGACGACCAACTCTTTCCACCTCTATTAGAAGGTCTAAATCCGTCCCAGTCTCCGTAATCTTGTATGAGTCCTTCATTATTCTCCAAATGATCTAGTACCGCACCTACGGAGTTACGTGCAATGTCTTCGTTACCACCGCACCACATGATACGTATGTTAGGATTTTTACAAATCATGTATACGCAAAAGTGTGTAAGTAGATCTGTCTTACCATGTCTAGGCGGAGACAAGATCATTAACCGCTTACCGTGCTTTATACTATCTAAGATAGCACCAATCCACTTCTTTTGAAAGTCTGGTGTCTCATAATTTTTACCTTGTTCTGTTAAGAAATATTGATCACGAAACTCAACAAAAGAGTTTACGTCAGCTTGCAACTCGAAGGGGTCCCCACGCTTTTCGAGCTTTGCTTCTTTTTCTACATCTTCGAGATATGCTGCTACTGCACGTGACACTGTTGATGGACTGCAGCTTAATATGTTTGCTACTTCCTTCTTTGTCTTCTTACCTTCTAAAATGTCGTTAAAAAAATTTTTTTTCTTCATAATGGCGTAGTAATCTCCTCTACGCTTCTGTACATTCTCATCTACAGTCTTTTCTACCTGGATCTCTTTAGTAGGTTTGTTTGCACGCCACGCTCTCTGCCGTGTTCTTTTAGAACACCTCTCACTACAATACTTTTTACGACCTTCTGGTAAGGGGACTAAACAGTTGTCTGCTACGCAGATGGTGATTTTTTCATTATTTGACATATCTATATGCTATAGTGTAGCATATCAGGATAAGCATTGTGGTGTTCCTGCCTACACAAACACCACAAGATAAGGATTCGTTAATAGGGTTGGCATAGCAGGACCGCCTTAGTCGTGGGTTGAGCCACATTCCTCACATTTTATTTATTAGAGAGAGAGCGCATTTACTGTTACTACACTTAATAAACTGGTTTGGGTTGGGAGTGACACAGGGATCGAACCACCTACTACTAGAACTCGACATATAAAGAGTACAATATATAGTACCACTACATATAGTACCTTTAGACTACACTATATATAGTATACTGTAGACTGGGGGTGATCTGGACAGGGTTAAATGCTTATCCAAATACTCATCTAACCAACGTGGGTTCGACTCCCACCACCTCCACAAATTGCCACATAAACATTGACGTATTCATCTATATTTTCTCCGCGCCGCGATTGAACTATGGGGGTTATATAATCATGTGTATATTGTGCGTGTGGTTGTGTTGCGCGGTGCTGCGGTTTGTAGTCGGTTTGTGTCGTACTGTCTCGATATGCGTTCGACAACTAGAACACCAGGCGCTGCTTTAAAACTTCCAGGCGTACCTGGTTTTAAAATCATGATCTCCAATTATTTTTTTTTGCGGAGATCTAAATCTTTGCGCACGTGATACAAAGAAAAAGCGGACCGAAGTCCGCTCTCTCTCTTCCTGGTTATTAGTACGTTACGCTAAGGGCTGCGTGTCTCCAGGAACTAATTGCTTTTGTAAGTAATGAAGACTAACAAATATGTGATTCGTGTCTTCCTGGTCAACGTGTAAATCTAGGTCACTGTCTAACCAAAGATAATTATTTGATTCCTCGCCGAAGGTCTCAATATAATGCTCTCGTTCTGTGTCATAACAATAATCTAACACGTGTCTAATTGCTGCATAGAGTTCATAATCTAAGCGGATAGTATTCTTGGCTTGATAACCTTTAGCAGCATAACCTGAAACAATCCAGGCAGTGCTAACAATCCACAATAGAATTAGAACACCAACGTAATTAATTTGCATATTCATATCTCCTATTTATTTTTTCCACTAGCTTATTATATTTAACTCTTTGCTCTTCGTCTATAACAATTCTAATTTCTGTATCAAGAATCTGTATAGCTTTACCTACTCCCATGACTTGTTCAGCAATGGTTGTGTCAGCTTTGACTCCTTTGGCAAAATTTAAAAGTAATCTATAAACTTCGTTTCTATCCATTTATATTCCTCTCCACAAATATATTTTTCCGTTTACTTCTGCTCTTTGCATATCTATAAGCATATCGTGGCGCACTGTGGACCAATCAATATAATTATATAATCTATCTGTTTCGCTCACGTCATAGATTTCCATAAACTCATATTCCAGGTGCGTGTTCTGTTCGTCTATGTTGTCGAAGACCTGGACGGAGTCAGCAAATTCTTTGAACTGTTCGCTTGGCTCGTATTGTATGCCGCTACCAAATTGTTGGAACTCATCTTGCATTAAATAAACTTCTTTAAACGCTTTGATGTAGTCAAAATTTGGGACCAGTTGCAGCAGCTCAACATATCCGTATAATTCTTTTGCGGTCATGTACTCACCGCCGCCAAAATCATTATCTTGTATGTGAACTTCATCACCGCCACAAACAAATGGAGTTTTTGCTCTTCTGTGAATCTCTTCCACGTCAAGCGCGCGCTCTATCTGTTCAAGCGTTGTGTCTTTGTTTATTTGGAACCAATAAAAAGTCAAGCGCCCTTGATTATAACAAGCAAGGCAGCCAGGACATATTTCTATAAAGTTCTTTGTCTCTGTTTGTTGTGTCATCTTATCTTATTCCCTTCAAATAATCTCTAAACATTCTTTTTGATTCCTGGATAGAGTAACCAATATAAACTTGCTTTGTTGCGAAGTCTTCCGCGTCATGCAAGATAAGAGCGCCATTAACAACGTTCTTATATACTGATATTTTGTTTGTACTGTGTTTGTCTAATCTTTGGGGATATTCCCATATCATAACAACCTCCTTCTAAATCAATTTTACCTGGATTAATTAAGTAATCAAGAACATAAAAAAAAAGCTGCAACAATTCGGCGCTGCAGCTCTTTTTTATTTTTACTTTAGATATTTATATATCTTTTATTCTTTCCTTTATCTCTTCAATGTCTTCCTCCTGTATATATTCCCATAACGTATCTTTTATTTGTTCGTTCGCAATTCGTAGATCAATTTCTGTTTTCAATCGACCACGCAAAAGTGCGACTTCGTCACGACTTTGTCCTGTAATCTTTACGCCTTTGTATTCAAACAAAATCATAATGTCACTCCTATACATTCTTCGCAGTAATCCATGTCACAATGAGTAAACAAGATAGAGTCAAACTTGTTGTCCGCAGGTGTGTATACGTGGTCAGCTATTTGCAAATCACAAATATTTACGTAAAGCACTACGTACATACCTTCTTTTCTTATCCAGTTGTTTTCTATTGAGACTTTAGTCCAGAACTTACGCGCCTTGTCATACTCTTGTTGTAATATTTTATAGCCACCTATCGCAGCAATAAAACGTACAAGCAATTTAAAGCTATTCATTATTCACACTCTCCTTCTCTACAACTATTGCATACTAATTCATTGCCGCAGCAGTCACAATATGCGTCTTGACATTCGCACATTATTTTAACTCCTTTAACTGACTTACTAATGATTCGTTAATAGTTTCTAATCTATGTATCTCTGTCTCCTGGAGTCTTAACTGTTGTGTAATAGACTTCCATTCCCACATACGATTATTTCTCCAGGACTCATTAGCAAAGTAATATCCAAGCAGCACGCCTGCAATACCGAAGATAAGATGACTTACTACGTTAAAGTGATACTCCATTATTTCTCCTCACATTCATTGCAGCGTGTTAATTGTCCGTCACCTTTGAAGTACATGTTGCACCAGTCACATAAAGTTGCGCCGTCCATTTCGTGACTACCAATGTGTATCAATTCACCAACTTCTTTATTATTTTCTGTTAGTTTTATATCAACAAATGCGTCAATTGGTTCTAGTTCATATCCACTCTCATCTAATTGCAAATTATTTTCAGTTAGCAATTCAGAATAAGTTTGACCTAACAAGATAGGTTCAACGATTACTAATTTTTCGTCACAAAAATTACATTTAAAACTATCCCATAAATTTTTTGGATATTTAAATGTAATTGTACTTGTATATCCGCAAATACAATCCCAATCATCTTCTATCTCAACTTCTAAATGAGTAGTGATTGTTTCAACTTCGTATATTTTCATTATTCCTCCTCCAATTCACTGCGTTGCGGCATTATCCAGGCATGCTTGTTAGTTGCATTGTCAGTGCCGCTGCATGTTTTCTGAAACAATACTGCGTCAGCAAAATTGCCGTCATAGTTGTACATGTATGTAAAGTGGTCATCTTTATTGAAGGTTAAAAATGTCATAACCTTCTTTAGATGTACTGGAGAATACTGTATATGAGTAATTGGTCTGCGCTTGTCAGGTCCAATAGAACCACGTGCGTCACTCCAAAAGTTTCTGAATATGTCTCTTGCACCTTCAATGCCGTCAACTTTATTCAACATTGTGAAGACTCCTGCGTTGTCTATCTCAATACTTACCCAGTCAGTAGTAATCTCTTTGCCGTCAGGCATAGGATACTTTGCGCCAGTTATCTCATCTGTAATAACACGCGGCTGCAGTATCTGTGTGTGTCCTTCCAATCTAAGATACATGTGTCCGTCCAGTTGTTCTTTGTTGTAGTGTTTATTTATTTCTACTACATCAGTATTGAACTCTTGAACATCAACACTTGCATATACTCTGTCAACGTATTTCAGTAATGGTTGGGGATCATTTTTCTGATACTGCGCCATAACTGAATCGTCTTTACAAAACTCTGTTATACCAAGAACATAACTGTCTGTTGTCCAGGCATACCATACGTTTTGTTGTACAACAAAATATAATCTATTCAATTTATTAGTTGAATGAAATGTTTTCTTGCTGCTTGCTAGCGTTGTCATATTTTTAAGCAGCTTTAAATCTGCTAAGGTAATAGGAACTCTAACCTGTAATTTGCCGTCATGAATATCTAGTTTATCCATACAACTCCTTTCCACTATTAAATTTAGTTTATAAGAGTTATCTAGTCAAGTTTTTATTCCAACGATTGTTTCTAATTATCTTTTTCCTGGAGTCATCTGATTCGCAGGGTAGTCCGTCAATGTGGTGCATAAATTTTTCTTTGCATACTAAACATGGTTCATGTCTGTTGTATTCAAATTCAACACGCGCCATTAAAGATTGCAGCGCAAGTGCAGTTGTGCGCGCAGCTTTGTCTATATCCTGCGTACGACTCACGGCAATTGTTTCCAGAAGGGATCATCATAAAAACTATTTCCGATTTTAGATTCAACGATCTCGACAAAAGTATCAAGAGTTAAACAAACTATGATTGGTACACCATCTGGCTGCCGCCGACTCTTGTCAGTTTTTACCAGACGTTTCCATACCAGTGCTGTAAATTGCGACTTCGACTTCTTTATAGATTTAGCAAGCTCACGTGTAACATTAAGTGATTGTCTTGCCTTACACTCAATAAAAAAATCTTGACCATTCCAATTAAATAGTACATCTCCCTTGTCATTGATACCACCTTCCGCAATCCTAGAACCATTCAACATTTTTGCTACGAATGTCTCTAGCTTTGTACCCTGTTGTTTTTGTTTTGACATTAGTCTTCTTTCTTAAATAGTTTTCTACCTTTCAATGCTTTAGAACTATTAAGAACTTTAGCTACAGCTTTTATGTAATCAATCATATCTGCACGCGGCAACCTACCATAATCTATTTGTGTACCACGTGTGATAAAAGAATAACTAAAGTAGTCATACATATCATGCACGACTTCAAGTTCGCCGACTCCTTTGTTAGTAACGATACCGACTCTAACCCCACCATAGTGTGGTCCAGGATCAGTTGGGAATGAAGGATCTATTTTAAGTATTGTTTGTACTAGATTAGATTCACTAGCACTATCGTATGGAAAAAAATCTATCTTCTTTGATTCGTCTTCTTCTATACAGTATGTAATAGCTTCAAGAAATCCATTACATTCGTCCATCATATCCCAGACGTTACGTGCGCCTTTGCTCTGTAATACTTCTCTCATTACTATAACTGTAGCTGAATTTGATCTTCAAGTCTATTCAACAACTGTTGTTTTTTCTTCTGATCATTTAATTTATACATGCTGACACCACCTCTGTGAGTGTGCATGTTGCACTTCTGACCTAAGATATAATCTTCGCCATGATCTGCACGTATCTCTGATATTCTATTGCGTGCTGACCAACCAAACTCTATAAGTTCTGTTGCACAATGCCACTTGTCATCATCAAGTAGCTGCAATATATCATCTCTCATTGTCATTGTTATCTCCTTCTACTTCATACCATTCGTATTTCAATGTTAATTCACTGCCCATAGGTATGTCAACGATCGTATATAAATAATATTTTCTATGATCTAAAACTTTTTTTAAGTTAGGTTTGTCACTATGATTTACAAAACCACCTAACGGTGTGCGTATTGTATCTAACGTAGGTGTGTCTATGATATGTGACATTCCTAAGTTCACACCTTTATCTATATCTACTAATGTAAATAAACCTATGCCTTCTATCTTGCTTGGTTTAATTGTAAGGTAATCAGGTAAAGGTCTATATGTCACTTGCTAAGATCAAAGTCTTCATCAGGATCTAAATGTTTATTTATCATTACACCCATGACCATGTTCTTAAATTCTTCTGAACCTACTTTAACACCTGGTCCATCAAATGGATTTATAGGATCATTTTGTTTATTCTTGCTCATACCAGTTATCGTCTTCCCTAATTTCTTCTGTCACTTGTAAGTCAATGTGTGTAGGTTTTTCTACAATTTCTACGTCTTGAAACACACCACCAGTATCAAGTATTATTTTTATATGAATCATTAGAACGGTGCTTCGTCTTCGCCAATATCCTCTATTGCTTTTGCTTCAGGCATTGCAGGCATAAACCATTCTTCTGGTGCTTGTTTAGCTGCGTTGAATGATTCCATGTAATATATACGTGGATTACCATTGTCACATTCTTTGTTCTTACACTTCCAGTCAGGATAAGTATCTTTAATTTTACCGCTTGCTTTGTCTACTCTGTTATCCCATAGCTCACTACTGCAGCTTAAACATCTTGGCTCTATTGTGCCATTAGTTACTACAACTTTTTCCTGAACCACTACACCAATTTCTTCTAATGCTGCTTTAGTATCTTCTACTGGACCAGTAGGTACATCTTTAATCTTTTCTTGTACAGATGGTGAAGGAGTGTAGCTATTGCTGTTGCCAGTTTTAGCTGCACTCTTGGTAACTTGACTGTCCGACAAGTTCTCCACCTTCTGCATTTCTGTGACTGATGGTCTCTTCTTTGCTGCGTAAATCCAATTAGCTAATGCTCTACCAACTGCTGAAGTTGAACCATTTTCTATCCATGATGTTTGGTTTGCACCTTTTGATCCATGTTGGTCTTGTGCTATACCAGTTGATACTGGTACTTCATCTGCAATATCTTTATATATGCTTGCTCTAAATACAGCAGACTTATGATCATCTGTTATATATAAAATTTCTGTGCTGACTCTACCATTAGGATTATCTTCCCAAAATTTTCTAAGTCTATCTTCTACTAAATCGTATTCGTCTTGCCATGCCATTAGTCGTTCTCCTCCTCATTCATGTCTTGTACTTTATCTATGTGGTATTCTACCCACACTTTTGTTTTTTTGCCAACACTATATTGTTTTAAAATATCTGTAATACTTTGTTCCATGTGATTAAATATTGTATCAAATACTTCTTCTGCTTCTTTTAAATTACTAGCAGTAATTATATAATCACGTGTACTTAGATCACTAAACATTACTTTTACATCTCTGTCCATTGGATCAGGTGCGCTCATTCTTGTTCTCCTATAGCTAAAGCAGCATTCATCATTTCGTTGTAATCAGTTACAAACTTTGTTGTTAAATCTTCTACTTTTTTTGGATTAATTTTATTAAGTTTAATAGATGTCTGTGACACTTCTTGTCCACCACATGCGTTAGCCATAGCTATCGCCCACTTCTTCATCTCCTTTTGACTTGTAAATAAGTTCATAACTTAATCGCCGCCGCGTTCTGATCTAACAAATACATAATGTATAACGTTATTCCAGTTCTCAAAATGGTATATATATAAACCATGTCTGTGTAACCAGTCACGTAACTCACCTGTGCTGTCTATGTACTTAGGACTGTTCTTATGTATTACAACAAATCCTCTACCAGTCTCACCAACTGATTGTACAAGTTCTGACAACATAAAGTTATCATCAAACGTAGTATTAATTGCAGTCATTACTACCTCCCACTATTAATTATATAGCATAAATACAGAATCGTAAAGAATTTATAGTAAAAACACCAGATCGAAGTTATGATCTGGTGTCAAGGATCAGAGTAAAGGAGGAAACCTCTGACCAATGAATTGACTTGACAACTATTATAGCATGCAGTAATCTGTGGATATAGTTATCTTACGTGTCATAACGTTAGACAACTCCTTCCCACAAGCAATAAAGCGGACCTGTGAGTCCGCTTTGCTTTATACTATCTCTTTATTATTGTGTCCTTTATGATCTATAACCATAGTCATTACACCTTGTTTGGTTTTCTTACCTGCTTGCTGCTCAAACCATGTTGACTCATCTAAGCTAGGTACCTGGATCCAGGTGCGTCCATCATGTAATTCACGGTGATGATGGTAATGACCTGTCACAAGAATGTCACTGGATCCTGCATGGAATCCACCAAATGTCTGGTTCTTCCACCAGTTCATTAGTTTATTTTCTACCGATCCACTGTAACCTGCAAGATGTCCATGAGTAAAGCTCATGTTTGTGCCACATACATTTAATGATAAGTGTGGTTCATCTGGTATAACAAACTTTACATGTTTGTACTGTGGTTTATCTGCAAATATTTCTGCAATCTGTTCAAACACTTCTATGTCATAGTTGTCCATCTCACCTGTTGGTGCAAGATTCTTTGCAATTCTTTTAGTT